ATTGTCATAATTTCAGCATTTTTCTGAATTTTATCAAGTGTTGCTTTTCTTACATTAAGAATTTTGCCACGAACGGGCATAACCGCAACGAATTCATTATCACGAGCCAGTTTTAAATTTCCTGAGGCTGAATCACCCTCTGTCACATATATCTCACATTTCATGCGATCTTTAGACCAGCAATCTGCGAGTTTACTATCGAACTTAAGAGCTTTTTGCTTCTTTTTATTCTGTTCTCTTGCTTTGTCTCTTGCCTTCTTTGCGGCGTCTCGTGCTTTACGAGCGGCAGCCGCCTTCTCAAAAATAGATTTTACTTCTTTCTCATTATTATTTAGCCACACTTCAAGATTTGTGCTTAAAACAGAAGTAAAAGGTGTCATATCAATCTTTGTGATTCTACTTTTGACCTGTGCATCATATCCAACATTAGGGGCAGTAATATTAAATACTACATACATTCCCTCTTGAATATCATCACCAGTTAAATTAGTATCTTTTTCTTTCAGCCACTTCTTTTCTTTAAAGAATTTATTAAATTCTCTTGTAATAACTGTTTTAATCTGAGTAATATGAGGTCCAGATTCTGTTAAACCAGTATTAACATAAGGAACTATGGTTGAAGAATAATTTCCAGCATAAGTAAGAACCATATCAAGTTTATTCTTACCTTCTGAGAAATTCATTGAAAAACGATTATTAATAAGTTCTGTATCTTTTACAGCTTTATCTACGAGATCGTTAATTCCATTTTTTGAATAATATTGAACAGAATTATTTCCGCCAAGATTTAAATTAATAGTTAATCCTGGACAAAGACAAACAATAGTTTCAAATAAATCTTTTATTTTATTTAATTCAACTTCTGTATGAGTAAAAAATTCTTCAGATGGTTTCCAAGCTACTCTTGTACCTGTTTTTCTTCCGGTTATTTCATTACAAATTCCAGCTTCTCGTTTATCAAAAACTCCTTCAAGAAATCTACAATTTTCAAAATGATTATCTCTAATTGTAGTAACTGTGAGCCAATGAGAAAGAAATGTTGTGATTTTAGAACCAATACCAAAAGATCCTAATGATGTTCCTTCATAAGTTCCATCGTCACGATATTTTCCTGAAGTATTTAATACACTAAAAGCAGCTTCAAGAATTGTTTTTCCATCTTCTCTAAATGAATTTGGAATAAAACCCTGTCCATAATCTCGAACTGAAACAATATCTTTATCAATAGTTACATCAATTTTATTTCCATGTCCAAGACGATATTCATCTACTGCATTAGAAATTATTTCTACTAACAACTGAGTTGAATATGTGCAATCACCCGCATAAACCTGTGGGCGAAGCCTAGTAAATTCAAGGGGTGAGAGACTTTCAATGCTGTCCTCTGTATACAAATGTTTATCATTCATAGTTTTTTTCCTTCTTTAAAATTTTTGATTTCTACAAAAGAGTTAAAAAATTCTGGTTTTTGTATTTGATCGGAAATTATTTCATTAATAGTATCTTCAATAAGAAAAAATACACGAGGAGTAGGACGAAAAGATCTAAATGTTTTAATTCTATGTTTATTTATTTTACCGCGTAAAACTGGTAAACCTGTATATTTTCTTTTATTATTAGACCAATGTAAAGGATTAGAGTAAAACTCTTTTTTATCTTTTTCATATTGATCTTTCTCTTCTTTTAAAATTTTTTCTATTTCTATTTCTCTTGGTCCTTTTTCTTGATAAAGACAATTATTAAGTTCTTTAATAATTGTCATATTATCTATATAATTCATATATTTTACCTCTTTTTTATTATATAATTATTATAACATAATTTTTTAAATTTAGCAAGTTTTTTCAGAAAGATTAATATTTATATTGTTTTGTAATATAATATTTGAAAATTTTAGCACGTCTGCTGTTGCAAGAGCATCTGCTAATTCGTTGCCTATAATTCCTTTATGACCATCGACTTTAATTATATAGATTTGATTTATGAAAAAATTTATATTATAATATTCATATAGAGATAAAATAATATCTAAATTTTTTATTGTTTTACCGCTACTGTTTTGCCAATTATTTTGGCTCCATTTATAAATCCAAGAATTGAGGATATTTATACAATATGCAGAATCAGAATAAATAGTTGCTTGATTGTTTTTATATTTTGTATTTAATAATTCAAATGTTTTTAAAAATGCTTTTAATTCCATTTGATTATTTGTTATATTATCAAAATATTCACAATAAGCATCAATTAAATTATAATTTTCATCAAAAATTACTATACCAAAACCGCCGTGAGAATTTTCTTTTCCGTTGCCGCGGCAGGCCCCATCTATATAAATATATAACATATTTTATACCTCTTTAGCTTTATAATAATATATTATATAATAATAATTTATTTTTGTCAAAAATAAAAAAGAGGTATTTAACGACATTTATGTCGTTAAATACCTCTTCAATACACGTTAATTATTTTGTAAGTTGCTTAAATGTCTGATTTATTCCTGTTGATGCACCGCCAGAAGCAAATCCAATCGCAATAGCGTTGATTATATCCGTTGCGGGGAAGTCTGGAATAATATACATTCCGCAACCACCTAACACCGCACCAATAATAAGTACAATAGCAGGAATATATTTATTATCTATTGGAGAAACTTTAATTACTTCACCTATAAAATAACAAATAACAGTAATAGCAACTACAGTTGCAATACCAAAAGTTTCCATTGTTATTATCTCCTTTTGTATTAAAATATTTCTTAATATAATTTAAAAAAGTATTAAAAATATTATTTTATTTTGACCTATAAATTTTTAAAATCTTTAATAATTTCTTCAATAGAAACTGGAAAACAGCTATGAGCATCAACCGCAACATTATAAGAACCACATGGTTCAAACTTTTCTTTAGAATGAGTATGCCCAGCAAGACAAAGTATGCGCTGCTTTAGCGGTTTTTGATAATCATCAAAATTAGTCGTGCAAGTAGGATAATGACTAAGATAAAAATGCCATTTATGATAATGAAGTACACTAGCATAGCTACAAATTTCAACTACATTGGGACATTCTGTCATCGCAATACTGCGTGTGTTGGTGTCATGATTTCCCCAAACGAGATGAATTTTTCCCGGAAGCTGATTAAAAAGACTAATTCCCGCATCTAAATCTCCAAGAAAAGTATCCCCAAGAAGATATAAATCATCGTCATGTGTTATAATTGAATTAAAATTTTCAATAATTGTATCATTCATGTCATAAATAGATTTAAAACCGCGTGGTTCATATATAAATGGCTTATTGTGATTAAAATGTAAATCTGATGAAAAATAAATCATTTAAGATACTCCTCCTTTGTATTTAATCTGATCTTCTTTGCTATTGTAATAAAAAATATAATCAAAGCCTTCACTGAGAGACGGTTCTACAAACTGAAAATACATCCGTCGAATAGTCCCTCTAGGCACGTAGGAGCGGGTTCCCTTGCGTTTTTCATTTCTTTCTAAACAAGTTTTTAAATCTTCATTAATCCAAATAATATTCGCATATGTATACCCAGTTACATGATCAAGAAGATATTTTCTTGATTTAGGGGTAAGTGAAGTCTGATCAACTAAAACATCTTTATTTTCAGCTAATGCAGTATTAATCTGTTTCCAAAACTCTTTAAGAACTTCATCTTCGTGAGAAAAATATTCTTCATTTGGTTTTACAATTGAAAAACGAATTTTATCACGAGAAACAATAACTAAATTTTCATCTTTTTTTACTTTATTTTTTAAAAAAGTTGATTTACCTGCGCCAGGACATCCGCACATTAAATATAAATTACCCATTAAATAACACCTCTTTTTCTTAAATTATTTTTAAAAATTTTATAAGGCTCTTTTCTTTCTCCATCTTTATTAAAATTATTATATTTTATTTCTAATTTAAAATCTTCATAATTATAGTGAGTAAAAAATGGGTGAATTTCAACATGATTACATTCTTTTTTACAATGAATACAATATAATTTTTTTAAATGTCCTGCTTTTCTATAATGGCCACTTCTTCTTGGAATATTAATTCCTCTATTCCCGCAGTTAGTACAATACATTTCTGAAATTAAATTTTGTGACATTATTATCCCTTCTTTCTGTGATTTATTCAATAACATTAATTGTAATGGTAGGCTGCTCAATTCCAAATTCATTTTTATCTATAGAAATATAAATAGGCTCATCAGTATCAGCTTTATTTTTTCGTCCTATTGGTAAATCAACAAGATGCCATGGAATATCAAGCATACTACCTTCGAATAAAGGCTCTGTACTACTATCGCCCCAAATAACAACATCTACTATAGGGTCAATTTGTTTTATCCATGTTTTAAGTTTCATAATAAACACCTCTTTTTCTTTATATATATTATAACAAAAAATAATAAAAAAAACAAATAAAGATAATCTTTATTTGTTTTTCTTTTATTTTTACTGATGATATTTAAGTAAATATGTTGGTGATACACATTTAAATGAGCGGATTCCATCAAGAGAACGGAATACAATCCCTTCTCTCAGCTCGCCATCAATGATGGATTTTTCACTATCTACATATTCACGAAGTTCATCTAAAGTATTTGGTAAAACATAATGAGTATCTAGGATTGGTACACAAGGAATTCCGTATAACTTCTCAAGAAGATCCTTCATATATTCAGAATTCCACCTACCTTCTGTTGAAGTGATGAAATTAAAGGCCATAAAATTGTGTTCATTCATATGGTATCCACGCTTTTGGATACTATCTCCATAAGTTTCTCCTTGGATAGTAATCCAATCACAAACTGGAAAATGATTTAACATATCTTTCATTTTATTATAAATATCATATTTTTCTGCCATTTCAGTATAAACATTGGTATTATAAAAACAAGCTTTATCTGGCTTGTCAAAAACTACATTTCTTGAACATACATAAAATTCATCTTTATGAGGCCATCTGCCGCGTTTCATTGTAAAAGTAGTACTAGTTCCATCAATTTTCTCAGTTGCAATCCATTCAGACTTATCATTGAAAAGATACGGTAAATTTTCTATTCTTTCTTCATCAGTCTTTTTTACCCACTGAGGCCAGTTATTTTTCTTATCTCTTTTACGTCCAAAAAACACAAAAAGAATTTTTTTACCCCAAGTGCGTTTCATAAGCCAGCGGAAAGGCTGTTTAGAAAAGAGTTTCCCATGACGTTGAGCCATTCTTTTATATTTATCAACAGAAGCTGCTTTTCGTTTATTATCACTTGCTTCTGCATAAGTTACACCAAGTTGTTTAGTTAAGAAACGAGATTCATCATCTGCTCTATGTTTAATACCATCGTTATCTACAATATCAAGATATGTTCTATCTCCAACAAATTGAGGAACAATAGTCCATCCAAAATTTGCGGCAGACATTAATAAGCCCTGAGAAATAGACTTGCACATTTTTTGAGTTTTAATTTTATAGTGTTTTTTAGAAAGAAATTCCATATTAGTGAAAGGCTCTACTTCAGGTAATTTAGAGTCGATTTCAAAATAAATAGCAGGATCACCCGCATGGAATTCTCCCTTTCCAACTACAACAGTCCAACCGCCAACATGGGCAAGCTCAACTCGATCATATCCTTTAATAGGAGTAATGTCATCAATTAATACAATATATGCTAATTCTCTTTCATTGTTTTTATTAAGCATTAATAACCACCTATTTCATTTATAAATTCGTCAAATAATGTAATCATTTCATTTTCTTCAACATAAAATATATCTTTTTTATATTTTTGATAATACCAACTAATAAAATTCATTATAAATTGCCCAAACCGCCAGTCCGGAAACTGTTTATGTGCTTCTTTTAAAGCATTGTAGAAATCATCAAGCCTATTAATGTCTCTCATCATCTATCTCCTTTTGAATAATTTTATCAATAATTTCTTCTGAATTTTCAAGCATGAAAGGACATGGGTCATTTTCTTCCATACCTATTGTGTATGCACATAAATTTTCTTCAAATGCGTTACCATATGGACACCGATAACTAACATAGCATATTTTCATATTTTTACTTCCTTTCTTTTTATAATATTATTATATTATTTTTTTTAAAAAAAATCAAATAAGATTTTAAAGGTCAAGCTAAATTAAACAATATTTTAGAATTTTTATATTCAATATGAAGAAAAAATAATAATTAATGCAAAAGTTTTAAATAGGAGGTAATATTATGATTCAAGGAACCACTCCTGTAATAACTTGCATTTTAGAGAATGCTTCAGATATAATTCAAAATTCTAATGGAAATCTTTATATGAGTATTTCTCAAGGTCCAATAGTCTTAACTAAATAGAAAGAAGATTTAGTAATAGAAGAAAATAAAATTTCAACGAAATTAACTCAAAAAAATACGTTAATGTTTAAGCCTGGCGAGGTAAAAATTCAAATAAAAGGAAAGACGAGCGATGGAATTGTTTGGGCAACTTCTATTTGCGTCGCAGATATCACAGAAATTTTATGTAAAAAGGTGATATAATTATGGACAAAGTTTTAACAATAAAGATGTCTCTTGATAAATCTAATATAAATAAAACTATAAATATGAAATTAGATAACACTAATCAAGATATATCAATGTCCATTCCAGATCCTTACTATAGTATTGCGGAAAAGGATTATGAAAAGTTAATTAATTTACCGAAAATTAATGGCGTAACATTGATAAAAGATAAAAGTTTTGAAGCTTTGGGGTTAGAATCATTAGCAAACTCTGAAATTGAAGCATTATTACAATAACAAGAGAAAAGGAGAATAAAAAATAATGGGAAAGTACTTAGATAATGAAGGCCTATTGTACTTTTGGCAAAAAATAAAAAATACTTTTGCTACTAAATCTACAACATTATCTGGATACGGGATCACGAATGCATATACGAAAGGCCAAGTGGATAATGCAATTTCGCAGGCAATACAGGCTATTGATAGTGGTGTTGTATCTGTTAATGAAAAAACAGGCG